TGTAGGTGCCGTCGCCGTTGTCCGTCCAGCTGCTCCCCGCTTTCACTGATGCGTTCGGTACCGTGACCGTGTCAGCGGTCAGCACGGATGCCTGACCGGAGACACTGTTGCCCTGTGCATCTTTCAGTGTCACCGTGACAGTAATATCACTGCCTGCGGTATACGTGGCGTTATCAACCCCGATGACTGAGGTACCCTGTGCTGCCGTACCCGCCGTGATGGCGTAGGCATCCGAACTCTTCCCGGCGGTCCAGCCGCTCAGTTTCAGAGCCGCTTTGTTATCTGTGCTCACGGTTTTTGCCATATACCGTCCGGTGTACGTGCCGTCGCCGTTGTCCGTCCAGCCGCTGCCCGCTTTTACTGATGCATTCGGCACCGTGACCGTGTCGGCTGTCAGCGCTGATGCCTGACCGGAAACACTGTTGCCCTGTGCATCTTTCAGTGTCACCGTGACAGTAATATCACTGCCTGCGGTATACGTGGCGTTATCAACCCCGATGACTGAGGTACCCTGTGCTGCCGTACCCGCCGTGATGGCGTACGCATCCGACGTCTTCCCGGCGGTCCAGCCGCTCAGTTTCAGAGCGGCTTTGTTATCGGTACTCACGGTTTTTGCCGTATACAGTCCGGTGTACGTGCCGTCGCCGTTGTCCGTCCAGCGGCTGCCCGCTTTCACTGATGCGTTCGGTACCGTGACCGTGTCGGCTGTCAGCGCTGATGCCTGACCGGAGACACTGTTGCCCTGTGCATCCTTCAGTGTCACCGTCACTGTCATGTCCGTGCCGGACACGTAAGTGGTGTTGTCCACCGTGACGGACGACGAATCTTGTGCCGCACCGCCCGCCGTGATGGCGTAGGCATCCGACGTTTTCCCGGCGGTCCAGCCGCTCAGTTTCAGAGCCGCTTTGTTATCCGTACTCACGGTTTTTGCCGTATACCGTCCGGTGTACGTGCCGTCACCGTTGTCCGTCCAGTGGCTCCCCGCTTTCACTGATGCGTTCGGCACCGTGACCGTGTCAGCTGTCAGCGCAGATGCCTGACCGGAAACACTGTTGCCCTGTGCATCCTTCAGCGTCACCGTCACTGTTATGTCGGTGCCGGATACGTAAGTGGTGTTGTCAACCCCGATGGCTGAGGTGTTTTGTGCCGCCTCACCCGCTGTCAGGATCACGCCGGCCGACCCGGTCTGTAATGTCTGGCCGTTAACGCTCACCAGAACCGGCGCCTCACCGGCTTTGGTCCCCGAAAGCGTGGCGGAATAGCTGCCGTCACTGTTATCGGAAACAGAGCTGATTGATGTGCCGGATAACGGAGTGGTAAATGTCACCGTCTGACCTGAAATTTCATTCCCGAATTTATCTTTTAATACCAGGGTAATATCCGCAGCATCAATTCCGTCTGCTTTAATTGTTTTTGGCGATACAGTCAGCGTTGACTGCTTTCCGTCCGGATTGGCACTGTCCGCCTTAAAGGTCAGTGACGCCGCATCATGACTGTTGTTTATACTGACCGGATAATTCGTTGTGCCTGCTTTTGTATTCGTATAATAAATAACAAGCACGCCATGATTATCTGTCAGTCCGTTTGCCGGCTGCGTGATATAGGTTGCCGTTCCGGGGACAGTAATCGTCACAGGCGCATCCGCCAGCACGTTATTGTTACCGTCAACAACCGTCACCGTCACCTTATTACGGGCCTTCCCGTCAGCCACTGCGTTGTCGTCATTGACAACCACTCCGGCAATACGGGCCGTGCTGATATCCGCAATAAACTGTGCAGACGCTGTTTTCTGTGTATTTATGCCGCTCACAGTCAATACTGACTCACCCGCATTCACATTCGTAAATGACACAGTTGTCTGACCGTCAGTATTTGTTGTCTGTACCGGTGCCGCAATTACCGCGCCGTTTGTGGCACTGCTGTTTAACGTAAAATCCGTCACTGCGTTGCCGAATTGATCCGCCACTGTTGCAAGTGCAGTATTGGCGGTCTGACCGTTTGCCACCGCCTTATCCCGGGTGAGAGTCAGTGCGGTGATCTGCGCGGTACTTTTATCCGCATCAAAACGCAGCACCACATCACGGAAGTTCCCGTTTTTCATCTCCGCCTTCAGGATACCCTGACCGGCAAGCTTACTTCTGACCGTAATCACCGCCTGACCATTCGCATCCGTGGTCACGGTAACCGTTTCACCGGTACTGCTGTCCGTCCCAGTAAGTGTCACTTTACTGTTATCGGTAAAACCACCGGTGCTGAAAGTCACATCCCTGTGTGCCAGTGCTTCCCCTTTTTCATTGCGGATCAGTGCAGTCGCGCTGTATGTATCCGTATTATTGGCCGCGATTACACGATCCGGAGACAAGGTTAATGAGGTGATGGTTTCCTGTGATGGTTTCACGTTCACCCACATCACCGCCGTATTGGACTCATTGCCCTCATTATCAGTTCCGACCGCAGATAAACGGTATTGCTGCGGTTCATTCGACCGCGCGGAGAAAACATAGGCCGGTAATGTCAGATTAATGGTTACCGGCGACGTGACCTGAAGACTTCCGCCGCGTGCAGTCAGCTCAGGAGCAGACCAGGCTATACTTTTCAGGCTGTATTTTGATTTATCGACGGTAGCCGTTACCGTCACCGTTTCAGCGGCTTCCGCCGTCATACTGTCCGGCAGTGAAATCCGCAGCAGTTCCTGCTTGCGGTACTGCATCACGATGTTGTAGTTTCTGTCGACAAAGTCGTAACGGTTACCCGCAAGGTTGCGCATCAGGTCAACATTACCGGTATCCAGCTGCTGTGACAGCGGCATGCCGAAACGGTAGGAAAGCGCCATGCCGACTTTGCTGTCGTTTGAGTCACCGCGCGAAGTTTCACCTTTGAATGTGAGCAGCGGGAACGGGGTGTAACTGAGCCCGACAGTGGACACTGACGGGTTATTTTTCAGTTCACCGGAAGAAGTGGTACCGGCCAGGCTGATGCCGTCACCGAAATACTGCTCATATTTTGCAAATGCACCTAACTGCGGATAATCCGGCAGATAGCCCTCAGCACGGATATCGAACCCGTTCGCCGGGCGTTCATCGTAATCGCGCATCTCATGCAGTGTTGACTGGTGCCAGTCTGTTACCCTGAAATAGCCGTTGGCTGCAAACTTCAGGTAATCAGCCCATAATTCACCACCGACACCGACCCGTGAGTTACTGCCGGTGATATCATAGTCATAAAAACTGTTCACGCCCCACATCCAGCCCTCTTCATACTGACGGTAGCCCAGACCGAGGTTGGTGGTGGTGCGTTCTTCATTGGCACGCAGCCCGATCTGTGAAAACAGGAGGCTGTTCGGGTTATCGATTAACGGAACCAGCAAGTCCGCATCCCCGGTTTTATTGCTGCCGAGCTGAAAACGGGCATGACCTACCTGATTCAGCCAGTCATTGATCTGCTGGTTCAGCAGGTTCTCACCGATGCTGCGCACATAGCCGATCGAGGCCTCTGTCACATCATCGGCTGACAGCAGCTGGCCCGCCTGAGAAGCCCCCTGTGCAGCACGGGTCTCCGGAGACTCTCCGCTGTCAGCAGGGGTATCCGGCAATCCCAGCGCCGGTAATGCACTCAGAATATCATCCCGCCGCACGGCATTATCATGTACAGCCGGATACTGACCACCGGACCCGGTTTCAGCGGCCGGAAACCCGGGAAGCAGACTGTCCGGTGACGGAAAACTCTCCGTTTTCGCCGGCGGAGGCGGCAGAGAAGCGGGGTCAGTCCCCATCAGTGCCTGAATGCCGCTCATCGTATTTATCATGTCATCAGGACTGATACTGACCTCTGCCTTTTCCGCCGCGCGGGCTACAGCAGAAAACGAAACCGAAATCGGGAAAAAAAATTGCAGAAACAACAAAATAAATGCTGTCACCCGCAAATTTTTGGAATAGTAGTGTAATGGTGCAGCCTGAGACGACATGATAATACCCCGGTAAAAAGAAGAGCTCCGGAAGCCGCACCTCCGGAGAATAACATCAGACAAAGAATACCTGTTGAAGATCAGATATCTGACAGCGACTTCAGCCGGTCTTTAACCCCTGTAAAACCGGCGTACTGAACCCTGGTACACAATGTGTCCAGTTTTTTATTCAGGGTCATCGTCAGTAACTCTTTAGAGTCCTTGTCCATAATTTCTTTATTAATATTCAGGAAGGTATAGTTCTGATTAATTTTGCTGTAATCGGAGGAGTAATTATCAAACTGCGTCTGATTCAGTCCTTTGAGAAAATTGAAGCCGTCAACACAGGCATTCCGGGTGGAGGCAATCACTATTCCCTGTGAGGCCATCTGTTTGTTTGCGGTATATTCCTGCGCGGCGGTGTTCCCGGTGATATCAGGGGTCGCTGACCGTGTTTGTTCTGTGGCTTTCGGGTTTTTAACCGGCACCGGTTTTTTGTTAGGTGCTGAGTTGCACGCGCTCAAAAATAACGATGCGAGGGCAACCGCGACAATATGTTTTTTCATGTTAACACATCCCACTTTTTGATTATAAATAACGGGTAATACATCACCGCCATCAGATTCCGATCAAAAGATCGGTAAATAAAACTTCACTATTAACCCTGTTTATCCAAACCTGTTATTGGTATATCGTGGCGTGATTAGCGCCTGGTTAATAATCTGGTGAAAAAAAGACTGTATTTCAGATTCAGTCATACTCAGTGCCGAAAAAAAAACGAAATAACATATAAACCTGAAACCTGACTCACCACGCTCATACTAAAATATCTGCCGCTGACTGATTTAAATATCACAAGCCAGCTTATACTCTGATAATTTGTTTTTTAATCTGTTATCTCTGAGCAGCCCGCCGATATAACAAGACAACGGTAACTCGTTATCATCAAGATTTATCTTTTCAAAAACAATCTCAGAAATTAATACCTGAAAATACCATCAGTCCATTTCAGAAAAATATGGTGGTGACAGATAACATCAGACAGGAAATAAAAATAGCTATAATGCATACGTACATTTGACTTAATGTATTAAAAATACTTTTTATCTTTTATTCCAATTGTTTATAACGATCTAAATTACCATATTGATAGCCTTTACCTATTATAATTAATTTATTGATCGCCAGCTTCGATAAAAATGAGATTTGCAGGCCTTATAACAGCTGGTTTCCGCTCTGTAGCACGTTTTATTGAATACATATTGATATCGAAAAAAAATATAAAACCGAATAACTCACTCAACAGGTAAATTGAAACAAAAAGTAAATTACAAAATAAAGGAGTAATAAGAGAAGGCATTTAAAATTCTAATTTAAACATGTTAATGAAAAAATATTCATTTTAACCCGGCAGCAACAAAGAGAAGTTAAATATACTTCCAGCCCAGTGCGATTATGTATTAATATTAATTAATAGCAGAAATCAGGGTATGGAAAAACATCATATAATGACATAATGCTTATAACACTTAATGTATAATGGAGTTCTTATAATGAAAAAACTGATTTTATCCGGCCTGTTTTCACCGGTTATTTTATTTATGTTTCTCACCCAACCCGTAAGAGCCGCTAATCTTGAAGAAATGGCACAGCAGGGGGATGCAGATGCCATGATTGTTCTGAGCTACAAGTATTTATCAGAAGAAACAAGTAACGGAACAGAAAAAGCCAAATACTGGCTCGGGAAAGCTACAGATCTGGGTGATACCGACGCACAGGGAGTGCTGGGAACTTTATATTACACAGAGAAAAACTACAGCGCGGCAGAGCCTCTTTTAACCAGTGCGTGTAATCACAATAATCAGCCTGCGTGCAAACTGCTGTCCGGGCTGCAGCAGCAGAAAAAAACACAATAGCGGAACCGTCTCTTGTCTTAAAACGGGCTGTTGAAAAAATTGCCCGTGTGTACATATATTATGATCATCATTTAAACGTCACAGGCGGGTGAAAAATGTACATTCAAGGTTACCTTCGCGTATCAACAAAGAAACAGGATGCTCTCCGGGCGTCCGGAGCTTTTACGGCTGCCTGATGCTGCTGCACCCGGTGACATTATTCTCATCGAACAGGTTGATCGCCTTTCGCACATGGATGAGAACAGCTGGCAGAAATTGAAGCAGCTTATCCATGAAAAAACCTGGTTATTGTCAGTCCTGACCTGCCGGCGATGAGTTTACCCGGGCAATGCTTAAGGCTGTTAACGGGATGATGCTTGATATACTGTCCGCTATTACCAGCAAGGACTATGAAGATCGCTGCCGCCAGAAGGAAGGGATTGCGAAAGCGAAGGTCGCCGGAAAATACCGGGGACGCCGACACCGCCGAAAAAACAGATGAATATCATTGAAGCTCCGGGGGTATAACCCGGTACTGGCCGGAACAGCTTGCGGATGATCAGCTGCGGCCGATGAAAACCGGACTGAAAGAAGATTTGCCCCCGGACCGGAAAGGCAGGGAACTGCCGGTGTAGGTTCGGACACCGGCCCGTTGCATGTGGAAGTGAGCGATGCTCTCTCGATACATTGACTTGAAAGAGATGTGCAAATTGACAGGAAAGAGCCACCCAACGCTATGGCGTATGTGGTCGAAAAAATGAGTTCCCGAAGCCATCAAAAACAAAAGGCGGAACATTCTCAGGCTGGAATGAAGATGTTTATGGCGACCGGATCAGAAGTGAAAGACTAAAATAGCTAACTTGACCCGTTACCTGACCTGCGACGCCACAAAAACGCCCCACAGGGTAAAGTGGAAAATTCAAAATGAAGGTAACTATTTGATTTATATGGTACCCCTACAGGATTCGAACACGAGTAAATTAACATTGTTTTATAATGAAAATATCGTGTTCGATAAATTTTATACCAACAAATATACCAACAATTATTTTTCTATCATAATGCCTAAGCTTTTCTACTTCCCTGAAATCGACATCTTCGCCAACTCAGGATTATTCGCCTCAAAGATCGATAGCGGTAATTCAACCTTACGACCATTTTGATCTTCCACCGCTTTAACCACTTCAAACTCAGCAACATCTTCACACGGAATTTCCAATCCTGCAAACGTGGCACGCGTTGCGCTAGAATCGCCAAAAGGTTCCACTTCCAGTATCGTATCCCCTAATACTTTTCCTTGCCCATCTTTCATTCGCAGCGTTAGTTCAAGCGCACCAAACTCCGCATGGTCTAGAACCATATGGTTACCGCCATTATCGAGGGTAAATGAATAACCACAGTAACCTTGGTTAATAAAATTTGAGCTGGTATGTGTGATGCTCGCATAACGCTGTTGTTCTTCAGCCAAGCTAAATGTACTGACTGCCAATAAACTCATCGCAAAAATGCTCTTTATCTTATTCATTACGTTACCTTTAGTTATCTTGTATCGTCCTCGCTACCGCAAGTAACGGTAGCGAGAATGTTATTTATTATTGGTTGGTTTGCAATCCACCTTTAGTACGGTCTTTTTCTTTCCAATGTGGGCGTTTTTTACCTGATAATTCTTTTTGCTGGTTCCAGTAACCTATCGGATAGCGTTTGACGATAGTACCGTTGACACCAATATCAACTGACGAATATTGCCCGTTATTTATGTATCCTTTTTGGACATAAGCATTAGGGCTACAAGTGCCTGTATCGCGTTGTTGCCAGTTTCCGTCAGTTCTTGCCACGATATAAAAATCACCAAATGCACAACCTGACACAGATTTATGATTCAGTACAGCAACATAATGTTTGGTTGAGCCCACAATCCTACAAGTACTATTCTGGCTTCCACACACTTGCCATAAGGTTTTACCGCCATCGCCTCTATATTCCCAAATGGTATTTTTAGGGGGCTGGCTGGTGGCAGAGGCGGGTGATGCCATCAACCACAGTGAAGCCAATACAGTTACAACTACATATCTTTTCATTATAAATTCCTATTAATATAAATAGAAACGTCAGATTGACGCTTGATGAACACCGTCTAATGGGTGCTTGTTTTTCCCTGATATGGCGTATTCGATGGTTATCGGGTGAATGGTGAATAAGATATCCACAACAAAAATTGCTGATCATGGTTAATGTTATGGTTCGCGGTTTAGTCGCACTGAAACCCAGTGACGAATTCGTCGATGAAGATAAAAGGCAATACCAGTGGCGATAAGCAAATCAACCAGCAATATCGTGGTGGCGATACCTTCAGTAAAACCGTATAGCCAACCGGATGACATGATAATCAGTAGGCTAGAGAGGGCTAATCCGATAATGATGGACGAGATAATGGCAACTAATTTGGGGTTGAAATGGATTTTATAATCAACCCCCTTAAAAGCACTCAAAACCCATAAGCCTAATTGCGCCAAGAGTTGTGGGGTAACCAAAGCCAAGAGATATAAAACGAAGTACATCAATGTGATCCCATATGGGTTCATGATGAGGGCGATAAGCTGGAAATATGTTAACAATGCGCCAGTGATCCAAAGGCATAACAAAATACTGATAACAATAGCGATGCGTTCTAAGCCCAGTTGTAAGTGTGAAACGGTGTTCATATTTTTAAGCTTCCTTATGTGATGATGAATTCACGGTGTGAGGGTGATTTTGAATAGGTATGATCCATTCGTGACCGCAATCGCGGCACATCCAGCCCGTGCCCCATGCAATGATGTCTTGCTCAGAAGAACAGTGAGGGCAATGTGTGGGATGCGATGCTAGTGGGTTTAATAACGTCATAGTCGGCTCCTTTCTTTGTGTGATGGAAGAGAGGTAAGTAATTGTGATATCAATCGAAAATGCGGTAAGGCTGCGATAAAACTGTTTTGTTGTGACAATTGCATCACTGCGTGTTTCGGTGTGAAGGGGGTATTGAGTGGTTGAACTTGCTGGATATCCTCTAACAACAGGACATGTACTTGCTGGTGGTATTCCGCCAATAAATACCACTGGCCTTCACGGTAAATCAGTTGATAGGGTTGTAGCGGATTAAAACGACGTTCAGGCGTAAGTAGGCTAATAGATTGCTTATTGGTAATGGCATACACCAATTGATAGAAATGGTCGGCATGCAAAGCCGAAATCTTATGGGCATGATGCCAAATCAAACAAGGTGCATGAGGCTGTTGGGTTAACAGTAACCCTAACAAGCGACTGTCTAGCCCCGGAAACAGCCGAGTCATTCCAATCTGTTTCACAAAGGTAAGAACATCTTTGTCTCGGTATGCTTTTAGCGTATTGATGGGCAAGCGATAACAACCTTGCCGACCTTCTACACCCAGATAAGCCAAGCGTTCACGTAAATCCCGTTGTAACGTGCGTTCAGAAACATTGAACTCTTGGGCTAAACATGAGAGCACAAGGCTTTCTCCTGCCATTAAGCGGGCAATCAGCGCAGAGAGTCGCACAGCCATGCGGTCATATTTTCGGTTAATCTGAAACATAACGTATTGCTCTCAATAACAGACGTTAGGAAATAAAGAAGTGAGGGAGTTTAACTTAGGGGATTGACAGGTTATGTCTGTTGGGAAAAATTCTCATTAGGCATTTTAATGAAAAATCACTATAAGTAATTCATTGATAAATAACGTTATGCTTTTTATTTGAACGATAAGAAAGTAAGGCGTAACGACACAACCTGTCAGGGCGGGAAAATTAGTTGGGTTGGCGAGGGACGAGTTGGTTAAATAAGGTATCCGCCATCACCCAGAGGGCTTTATTGAGTTTGATATCGCCATCAATCCCATTCACCGAACGAGTGCGAGCGCGTTTACCTTTTGCAGTTCTGCCTGATAATCCCCCTTTAATCAGGTTTTCTTGTAGACGTTGGTACACCGTCCAAAGGTCTTCTTTTTTATCTTCAAAGCGTCGAGGCTGTAGAACTTGCTCTCGCGTGACGGGCTGGAACTCTTCACCAAAGCGGTAGGTCAAAGCCGCTTTAGCAAAGGCTTGCTGGGCTGGTGGAGGTAACAATAACGACTGCATACTTTCGCGTTTTTCAGCCACTTGCTCAAACGTATCGAGTACTTCATATGCCCCTTCAATCACTTTCCTCACCACATCCCCTTTATGGGGGACACGCACTTCACCTAATACATCACCGCACACCAAACCGTTGGAGCATACAGCTCTAAAGAGTCCCGGCAACATCTGGTAGCTACTCGAACCGTCATGGCTATTGAGCAAAATAATTTCAGGCACTTGTACGCCCGTAATTTGGTCATGTCGCCGCAGCCTCAACATGTGCTTGGTGTGCTCTCGACGGCTGACATCACGCACTCGAGTCTGGCAGGCAAAGAACGGGTAAAAGCCTTCTTTTTGTAGGCTGTCTAACAAGGTGATGGTTGGGATGTAGGTATAACGTTCACTGCGTGACCCATGCTTATCTTCGGAGAAAACGCTAGGCACAGTACGAAATAATTCTTCAATGGTGAGTGGACGGTCACGACGAATACTGTTAGCAGAGCCAAAACGCGAAGCTAATAAACTCATGATAGACTCCTGATTAATCAATTAAGTGGAAAATTGCAGAGGATTCGGGATGTTGTGAAGCATAGTCACGCAACTGATAAAAGCGGTCGCACATCACTTCGCTTTCTGTTTGGAATGACCAGATGCTGTACAGGATCAGACACACCGCAATGCCTGCCGCCTCTTGGCTCACGGTGGCTTCATTGCCGTTGTGCATGTTGAATAAGGTTAAGGTGTCTGCGTTGATATCGGGGTAGATAAAGGCACCGCCATTATTGAGCGAGCCGTACTCCCAGTAACCGCCATGATATTCGTCGCAGAATTGACCCATTGTGGTGAAGATGACCACTTCAAAGGTGGCCCAGCCTTTCACTGCACCAAAATGGTTGAACCAAAAATCAAGACGTTGTTCATCAGGGACTAATTCCATTGTGATAGCAGATTCAGTTGTGTTACTCATAAGTTGATACTCCAGTAAAAAGAAATAAAAAAGCGCCAATCCCGTTAAGGACTAGCGCTAGATGTCATCAATGTTGCGTTAATTTAATAAGCTAAAAGAACAGGCTCCACAGGGATTTAGCGACGGAGACGATGCTGTTTTTGACTGTACCAATCGTGCTTTTTATCAAGACAGGCAGGGGAAGGATGTCTATCAGTGTATCGACGATATCACTGACACATTGCCCAAAATCGTTACGTGCGGAGTTCTCTACGGATTGCGTTCGGTAAGTGTTGTTCAGTTGCCTAGCGACACCGCTACTAGCCTCTGCCGGTAATACCTGTATTAATTGCTCTGCTAATTCAGTCAGTTGGTAACCTTCTGCCGCAGAAACCGTCATCACAGGATGATGCGGCTTAAAAGCGGTTACTACGGCTTGTTGCTTCAGTTCCAAGTTAACCATTTGTTCTGAGGATGGCTGGTGGTTGTGTTCGTTCCACTGGCGACAGGGCTCTATTTTGTCGGCCTGATTCAATACAAACAGAAATCGTTCAGATTGGTAGCCACATTGCTCAGTAAGAAAGCGATAACACTGTTCATCAGAAGACCATGCCCGATCATCGGCTTTGAGTACCCAGATGATTAAATCCAGTTCTGGTAATAAGTTACGATATAGCTGGTGGTACTCTTTATCTCGCTCAAGGCTTTCACCTACGCCGGGTAAATCTACAAAGGTGAGTGTATGATTGTTCATCGTCATACTGAAGCGTTGAGATTGGCGTGTACAGCCAGAGACATTACTGACGGGCGATAGGACAGATTGGAATAGGGCATTGATTAAGCTGGATTTTCCAGCCCCTGTTTTACCCATCAGGCCGATGGTAGGAGAGTAGTTGATAAGGTGATTGAGTTGGTTGAAAAACAGATTTTTAAATGAAGCAGGAAAGGCAGAAATAACCCTTCCTAATTCAGGATATTCGTTCATATTGCTTCCTTGAAAATAAATTCATCATCATTCAAGGTAATAATATATATTTGAAATTGTTTTAATTTTTCTTTTCAACTAACGATATAAGTTCTTTAAGTGGATCTCGTGGCAAAACAATTTCCTCAATCATCGCCTCGATAATTTCGTTAATATTTTTATTATGATTTTTAGCTATTTCTTTTAATTTCAACATAGATGACTTTGAAATATATGTATTGAGTACAGCCTTATCTTTAACTCCATCACGATACTTTTTTTGGCTCCATGCTTTCTTTGTTTGAAATAAAAAAAGCTTTACACGTTCTACGGTTGAAATAACAGCCCAATAATCAAAACAGGAAACAATGATTTTCCATTTCTGATTTTTAATAAGAACATTAACATCATCATCAGCAGCAATATTTTCACGCATCATCCTCTCTCCTATCCATTTTAACGCTTCAGTTTTTTTTGACAAAAATGAAAAAGGATCTGGATACTCTTTAGTAATAGATAAAGCTTTATCTCTCATTTGAAAAACTATTGCATTAAAATCTTTAGGGGTCATAAATAAAACTATAAAATCCAAAAAACAAACAATATAATGAAAAGGTATATTTTTACCCATCATTGGACTCAAATTTAAAGGTGAATAATTATACACCCCAGCCATAATTGATTTGTGATCCATTTCTATAAGGTATTTATTATACGACTTCATGAGAAAGTTTAAGATAACAAATGATATTCTTTCATCCCTTAAAAAAGATAGTTGTTCTATTGGAATAGTTTTTCTTTCCACCTCTCTTAAATAATGATCAACATTATTTAAGACATTCCCGACATGCTGATTCAACTCACTAATTAACGTATTAACATTCTTACCTCTTGCCTCGATAATCATTTTATAAAAATCTTCAAGTAATAGTGTTTTTACTGAAAGCATACTGAATAGGACAGCATAATATTGTCTACACTCTAAATAATTATCATTTACATCTACACTTATCATACACTCTCTCCACCTAGTATTTTTTGCAGACCTTTACGCTGTATTTTACGTAGTATTTAAGATGTTATTATGCTACATAACAATCAGTATTTATGTGTTGAAAATCACTATAACAACACAAATTATTATTAGAATGAAGACTAATCTTTAGATAAGCTAATATCAGAGTTGAACTACTTGAAAAAGCATCAGTTCACCTTTGTTCAAAAGCGCTCTATCACGGTATCTGTGGTGAAATAGAGAAGAGCCCAGCCGTGTTGGTATAGTATTATATTAATAAAGGAAACCTATCCCATAACTACACCTAGAACATTAATCATTACCCTGTCACTGACTCACTAATTCATATGCTCATCATTTTTCTAAAGTGATGAATTCTTATTTTTAACAACATCCATTCTAGATATGAAAATAAAACCAACCAAAGGTATCAATCATGTCTAGAAACACGCACAACAAGCATTACATTCAAAAGATAAACCACACCATCCGTAAATCGCTCTTAACCTATAATCGAGTTACTGCTATTCGAGTGGACTTGCGCTTTCCTTCATCAGATATACTTCACTTAAGTGACTCCAATGCCATCACCCGATTTTTTGAATCGTTAAAAGCAAAAATAAATGCTGACCTAAAACGTAAAAATAAAATATGGAAGCGTAACCATTCATGCCCTTTGTTTTATGTATGGGTCAGAGAGTTTGGTGAGATAAAAAACAAAAAACACTACCATATACTTTTGCTATTAAATAAAGATGTTTATTGGAACCTAGGTGATTTCATCAAAACTGAAGGAACACTCTATGCATTAATACAGCAGGCATGGTGTAGTGCTATTGGTGTGAATGAGCGTTATTTAGTTCATATCCCAGATAACGCTGTTACTTGGCTAGATAACAATAATGCCAACAATGAAAGTACGATATTCGAATTAAATCAGCGCTGTCGTTACTTAGCCAAAGAGCATACAAAATATTATGATGATGGCGAGCGTTCTTTTGGATGCAGCCGTTAATCTAGCAATAAAAAACATGAGGGGGATATCTTTTGGAAGAGAGATATCCCTAAATACTTATCGATATCCCTTCTGCCTTTTAACTTTAAAGACAGGAGTTCAATAATGAGCACTCAAGCAATTCCCTTATTAGATGACCAATTCGTTGATATGAAATTTATAACCCGCTTAACCGGACTAACAGATAAATGGTTTTATAAATTGATCCAAGATGGGGAGTTTCCAAAGCCGATAAAACTGGGGCGTAGTTCTCGTTGGTTAAAGAGCGAAGTTGAAAATTGGTTACAAGCACGTATTGCCGAATCCAGAGTCTAACCATCACATCACTCCCCTATTCTGCGTTAGTAACACCAACATTTAAGTCACACTGAAAACTCAACAATGAGAAAGTATCATGCTCTTTATGAGACATTGCTACGCCTTTACCAACTCTGACTGAATGGACTTACCAAACTTACTGTCGCTCACGGAATGCTTCATCCCTATATCAAGAATAGTTACCAGCTGGTGGAGAGGATCATTGGCAAGCAGATGGAGAACCAGGGGCTGGAGATAATAATGAATGATTATGTATTATTCACAACAACATATTTTATTTAGTTAACAGCATAAGCACATACAGAGTGTTGAAGTTGCCAACAACACTCAATCCCATTCACTTTCCTAGGGTTTGTACTTAACTGGCCTCTTCATTTGCATTTTTACATCGTGTACTACCAATCACTATTTGACCATCTTCCTTGATAAATTCACTTTGTTGCTGATTAGGCAATATATCTAATACGACCTCTGATGGCCGACACAACTTTACGCCTAGCGGCGTGACAACAATCGGCCTATTGATCAGTATTGGGTACTGCAACATAAAATCGATCAATTGCTCATCGGAATAAAGGTTATTTTCTAAATTTAATTGCTCATAGGGCTCAACATTTTTGCGGAGTAATTCGCTGACTGTGATTTTCATATCGGCGATAAGTTGCACTAGCACATCCTTAGTCGGAGGTGTTTCTAGGTAATAAATAATCGTTGGCTCAACACCACTATTGCGGATCATGGCAAGGGTATTACGCGAAGTGCCACAATTGGGGTTATGGTAGATAGTGATCTCATTCATGGGGTTACCTTTAATTTAACAGTGAAAGTCGAAGTACTAAAGCAACGAGTGTGACAATGAGCACAGGGATAGTCATGATAATCCCGGTTTTGAAATAATATCCCCATGTAATGGTCATGTTTTTTTGCGATAAAACATGCAGCCACAACAATGTCGCCAAGCTACCTATTGGTGTGATTTTTGGACCTAAATCGGCGCCAATCACATTGGCATACACCATCGCTTGCTGAATTAACCCTGATGCTTCACTTCCTTCTATGGATAGCGCACCAATTAACACCGTTGGCATGTTATTCATTATTGAGGATAAAAATGCAGTTATAAATCCCGTACCAATTGTTGCTACCCATAACCCTTTGTCTGCAAGGTAATTGAGCGTTTCAGAAAGATAATCGGTTAACCCTGCATTTCTTAAACCATAAACAACCAAGTACATACCTAAAGAGAAAATGACGATTTGCCACGGTGCTCCACGTAATACTTTTTTGGTATTAATCGTATGGCCTCTGGCTGCAATCACCCAAAGAATTAAAGCGCCAATAGCCGCAATTGCACTGATTGGAATACCTAATGGTTCTAAGACAAAGAAACCAATAAGTAGCAGTACCAATACCAGCCAACCTGTTTTAAACGTTGTCATGTCCTTAATGGCTAAAGTCGGTTCACTCAGTTTGGTAACATCATATTGTTTAGGAATATCTTTGCGGAAAAACCAATGCAGCATCGCTAATGTTGCAATAATTGCAGCAATATCTACTGGCACCATAATCGATGCATATTCAGTAAATCCAATATTAAAGAAGTCCGCAGAAACGATATTCACGAGGTTCGAAACGATCAGCGGCAAGCTCGCCGTATCTGCAATAAACCCGGCAGCCATGACAAATGCTAATGTCGTGCCTTTGTTGAAACCAAGTGCCAATAACATCGCAATCACAATGGGCGTTAATATCAATGCTGCGCCATCATTGGCAAACAAGGCCGCAACCGTTGCACCAAGTAACACGATATAACTGAATAACAGTTTTCCTTTACCCCCACCCCATTTGGCAACATGTAATGCAGCCCATTCAAAGAAACCACTTTCATCTAAAAGTAGGCTAATGATAATTACGGCAACAAATGTCGCCGTGGCATTCCAAACAATGTTCCAAACAATAGGAATATCTTGAAAACTGATCACACCAAAGATCAGTGCCAATACAGCCCCTACTGTGGCACTCCAGCCAATACCCAGTCCTTTGGGTTGCCAAATAACAAAGGTGATCGTTAAAATAAAAATCAATGCGGCAATAAACATAACAACCTCATTTAAAAGGTGCTTTTCCGCACCTTTTATTTTTAGAAAATAAAACTTACTCTGCAAGCTGACTTAATGCAGATATCCCCACAGGCTCTGTTTCAAGCAAAGGAACAATAGCAACACGTTTTGCCAATGTTGATGTCACTTTTTTAATCTGAGCGACTTCCTGTTCAGCTCTTGAAAGTAACAATGGTGATGTTGTTTCTGTGATAGATAGACTGTTATTGATTACCCACGCCCACGGATGTATATCTGCCCGTATTAAATCATTTTGTAAGTTCTCCGCCTCAAGCACAGGCGTAGTTTCAGCGAGTGTCGTAATAATAACTTTGGTGCGTTCAGGATCTTGTAATTGCATCATCGGCGTTAAATAATGACCTTTCTCGCCCATTTTTTTAGCAATTTCTTTATGGTATGCCCCTGTTGCATCCAGAAGTAATAATGTATGCCCAGTCGGCGCAGTATCCATGACGACAAAACGTTTACCCGCATCTCTAATGATGCGAGAAAAAGCCTGAAATACCGCAATTTCTTCTGTGCATGGAGAGCGTAAATCTTCCTCAAGTAATGCACGCCCCTCTTCATCTAAACCTTTCCCTTTTGTTTCTAAGACATAATTACGATAACGCTCAGTTTCAGCGATAGGATCAATTCGGCTAACTTGAAGGTTGGGTAAAACACCATCGAGGGTTGATTCAATATGCGCGGCTGGATCAGATGTGGTCAGATGTACATCAAGCCCTTTTTCTGCCAATTTAACTGCGATTGATGCCGCAATCGTTGTTTTCCCTACACCACCTTTGCCCATTAACATAATCAGCCCATGCTGTTGCTGAGATATTTCGCCAACCAGTTCTGACAAGGTAGGTAAAGAAATAGGTTGTTTTGTCGGGGTAATAGTTGGAATTTGTGGCATGTCATTAGATAACAACTGCTTCAGTGCATCGACACCCACCATATTGATCTTTTGTAAATAAAGAATATCGACAGGTAACGAGCGTAGTGCTTCAGGCATAGACTCTAATGCCGCTTGTTCACGAGAGTAGAGCGCATGGGATAACTTATCATTTTCAGTCACCGCAGTTTCAGGGAAAACACCATTGACAATCAATTGCTGATTTTTGATATCCAGAGATGACAACTCGCTATAGGTTCTTGCGACTTCCCTCAATGCGGCAAACTGAGGTCGTGCAACCAAGACTAGCCTTGTTAGTGATTTATCACTCAACGCTTTCACCGCCATGCTGTACTGCTCACGTTGTTTATCAAGGCCAGACATTGGCCCTAGACATGACGCACCATCAGGATTGTCACTAATAAAATCACTCCACGCACTCGGGAGTTGTAATAAACGGATGGTATGCCCCGTTGGTGCGGTATCAAAAATGATATGGTCAAATTGCTCTGTAATTTCGGTATTGGTTAACAACCCAGTAAATTCATCGAAAGCTGCAATCTCTGTTGTACAGGCACCTGATAGTTGTTCCGTAATACTTTGAATTACCGCTTCAGGTAAACTTTCTTTGATTGGATTAATAATTTTGTTTCGATATTCTTCGGCTGCGGCTTGAGGGTCTATTTCAATAGCAAATAGATTTGGAACCAATGTTATTGGCTTAATCTGATTTCCTATTGATTGAGAAAATACCTGTCCGACGTTAGATGCAGGATCTGTACTCACTAGCAGGACTTTTTTTCCATCCTCTGCCAGCTTGATTGCTGTCGCACAGGAAATTGAGGTTTTACCCACACCACCTTTTCCAGTAAAAAATAAATAATTAGGTGTGTTATCTAAAAATTTCATTTTATTGCTCCTGTTAACAACACGTTTTGTCATTACCGCAACACGATTTAACTATTTCGGCTTTTTCAATATTCAGGCGAATACCAAACCATCTGGCTAACTCATGTCGTTTTGGGTATCGACCAGTCAGCACAATCTCACCATCCAGAATCAATAGTGGAAGTGACTCGGCACCTGCGGTTTCCAAAAATGTTTTTGCTTTTGTGTTGTTAACGAACGCCATTGGCTCTTGTGCTAAATTAAAACGCCTTATACTTGCCCCTTGTTTTTTTAACCAATCCACATCTGTTGCGAAGTCTACCAATGCTTGATCGACTTCTGTTCCACAAACACCAGTGCTACAACATAACGCTGGGTCAAAGACTTCTAGTTTTTTCATACCTCAACCTTATATATGTTTTTTCACATGTATTAATTTAAAAAATTTTATGCGGAACAACTACTCGCAGACTCTTTTGTCTCCAGACTCTTAAGCAAATCTGCAACTCTATTTTTCTCTGTGGCATAGGTGACATCAATGATACTTTTCACCCACGGTAGTAATGCCGGAGATAATCGATAATGAACCCATTTACCATGCTTTGAATCGAGCAAAAGACCCGACTCTCTAAGCATTGCCAGATGTCGAGAAGTCTTTGGTTGCGATAAATTCAAGGCCGTATAGATATCACAGACACATAGCTCACCAGATGCTTTCAAAAGCAATACGATATCCAATCTGGTTTGGTCACCTAAAATTTTAAACAGCTGTAATGGTTCCATGTGTACCTCTTCAGTCTTTTCTTTAAGTTATACCCAAAAAACACATACGTCAAATCGAATGTGTTTTCCATGAGCTATTTTAACCTTTTGTGCTAACTTATACTGTAGATAGAATTAAATAATGATAATCACTAACTTGCATATCCGAAGCAAACAAAATTCTATTGTTTACGTTAGAAATTTCAGGAACAGACTTTAATGATTTTAATAATTAAAAGTAACTATCTGAATCTATTGAGTACAAATGAGATCTATAACCTTCCTAAGACAATCTTCTTACATTAATATCTATAAACCATCTGTCATTTAAGATAAGTATAAAAAGGACTGTATAAATTTATGGCAATACGTTCACCACATTGCGATGCATTGAGAATCTTATTCATCCTTAAAGCTGGTGGTAGCCCCATCATCTCTGAAGAAAATGACGAAGTACTAGTTTTCAAAGGAGAACAACGACTTCAAGCCTTTGATTTTTGAATGAGAAACCCTGATTATTTAGCCGCTGAATTAATTGATTTATACCATAAAACAAAAGAGTATAAATATTATAAAATTGCAAAAAAAATTTTAGATGATGAAGAACCTGATCTACGACGAATCCCTATGATTCGTTATCTTTTTGGAGCTTATGAGCGTTTAGATGATGCATTATCAATACTACGGTATCGTGATCTTATTCGAATTACAGGTAATAAGAGATCTGATGGGAAGGTAGCTGAAACTGACTTTATTTTGACCTGTTTAGGTAGTGACTTATGTTCTAATGCAATACTACAAGAACCATCATTACGATGGTATGAAGAACGCTCCCTGTTAGTCGCTGAAGTTGCAGGTGATATGGGGGGAACAGCTCTTAAACATAGGCAATATGAACGAACCACATATGCAAAAACTAAATTGGGTGGAGTTATTCCTTCAATAGTAAATGAAATATCTGAACAATTGGCAAAAATTGAGATAAATATCCAAGAGGAACCATATGCAATCGAAAAATGAATGGCTAAAATCTATAGCTGAAAAAGTGAACCTCGATATCTCAATAGTTGAGAATGTTTTAGCTACTCATAAAATCACTCCATCCCCAGTTGTAGCACAACCGCGTCGCTTATCCATACGTAAGTTAGAATTTTCAGGTGTAAAAGATAGCACAAGTCATTCAGGCCCCTTCAAATTTTGTTGGAATAATCTTGAAAATGGCCTATGGGCAATTTTATCTGAAAAAAATTTCCGTGGTAAATCAACTATTATTGAAGTTGTACGTTGGATGTTAAGAGGAAAACCTTCCGATACCCTACAAGAAGATGTTCGTCGTTGGATAAATTCCATCCAAATAATATTTCAATTAGATTCTGAAGAATATGAAATAATAGCAAATACTAGTAACGATATTACTGGTAGCTTAAGCCGAATTAGGACATTGAATGATAACAAAAAAAAACAAACAGTTTTAGCGGAGTTCATTTCAGATAGTGAGTTTGAACTTGTTATGTCAGATTTTTTCATGCGTATGTTTTCCATGACTCCATTATCTACATTGAGAAAAAATGGGCCAAATGATGTTTATGAAGTAACTCACGGTTGGGCATCTTTGTCTGGAGCTATGTTTATAGGTACTGATTATAAAGTACTTCTAGGTGATATGCCGGTAAATGCAGGGTTAACATCCCGAATGATGCAAATGTACCTTGGAATACCATGGGTGTCGACATTAGCATCAGTAAAAACGGCTCATAAAATTGTTGAAACTGCTATACATGAACAAAAAAGAAAAAATGAGCAAAATAGAGCTCTAACAAATGAACGAGCAAATATTATTAACGCCGAAATAAGCGCTAAAAAATCAATATTAAATGACACTCCTAATAATGATGATTTATTAATAGAGATACAAACCAAAACTAAAAATTTAATAAGTTATCGTAATATCGAACGAGAATTAATAATAAAGCAAGAGATCGCTGAAGCGGAGTTCCGTCAAATAGACATTATACATAAACAAGATCGTAATAATTTACAAACACATAATGATGCAGTCTCAGCAAAAGCTATATTTAGAAGTTTAGACCCAAAATGCTGCCCTCGTTGTGATCATACTATATCTAATGAAAGAAAAAAGCAGGAGTCTTTAAATCATGAATGCTTCATTTGTGGAGAAAAAACTATAAACTCAGAAGATACTGAGGCTATAAGAGAAGAGTTAATAAATAATGTTCACTTATCAGAAAAAGCTTTAAAAACATGCACATCCCAAAAAGAAAAAATAAAAGATGAACTTTTAAATCTTCAAAAAAAAATCGATCTCTTGCAAATAAATTTAAACTCTATTTCTGAGAATTTCAGTCTAGCCTCAGATAGGCAAACGATAATAACCGAAATAGCCGTTTTAGAAGGCAGGCTAGATGAATTATCAATAATATCAAAAGATAATAATGATGATGATATTGATAGAGCTAGTGAATTAAATATTTTGTCTGTAACTGTAAAAGAAACGGAAAAGTTAGTTAAAGATTTACAAGGTGACCTTTTAGCTGATATCTCAATACGGTTAGTCAAATATGCTAATACCTTTGGGATGAAAAATCTTTCTTTTGCAAACTTAAAAGGTAATGTAACTCTTAACCTAACTAAAGGAGGTACTAAGACAAGCTATAGTAAAGTTACTGATGGTGAAAAATTACGTTTAAAAGTTGCTACTATACTCGCTATGATTGAAGTAGCTGAAGAAAAAGGTATCGGAAGACATCCTGGCTTACTTATGATTGATTCCCCTGGTGCACAAGAAGTTTCATCATCGGACTTAGAACAATTGATTGCAGGACTTCAATTGGTTGCAAATAAATCTCCTCACTTTCAAATATTTATTGCTGGAATAACATCAAAAGCAATAACAGATCATGTAGAAAAATCCAATAGATATGAGGCCACTGTAAATGAGTATCTTTGGTAATGAAAATGCACCCTATCGAAGCTACGCTTTATAAAAAAGCAACACAGAACGGAGATTGGCACTTGGATGAATTGGGCGGAATTAATGCCATATCTTCTCAAGTTAAATTGTTAGGCAATTCTCCTATGATGCCATTATTACTGAATCCACTTATTCACGCATGGAATAATTCTCAATCCGATCAAAAAGAACTATTTAAAACTACTTTTTTTCAATTATTAGAAATAACACAAACTGATTTTATTCTAATTGAAACAATAGATATTCTCACATATCATAACCCTTTACCTGATGATTCTGATGAGTTATTTTTCATGGCTCTTCTTAAAAAAGCGTCACAACTTTCACTATCAGGATTCTCTCGCAGTATTGCACTTGATGGTGCTTTTCGCTGGGCGAATAAAAATAGGCGTTGGCAATTTCGTTTGCTAGATTTATTTTTGGGATTAATGCCCGATGACAATAAAGATTTTTTACGTCATTCTGCAAAAATCATAGGTATCGCATATACTCATTGGAAAGAAGAAGCACTTATTGATAAACTAAATAAATTAACTTTGGTAGATTATGCTCGTCCAGAAGCCACCTTTGAATTAGGCATGGTCTACTTATCAAAAGCCATAAGTGAGAATAATAAAAACACCTCCATTCATTTTTTTGAAGAATCAAAGAAATGGTTTGAAGAATCAATATTTTTTTCAGAAGAAAACCCTGAAGCAAGTTTATATTATAGCTCAATTAATTTGTTATTAGAATTCAATAAAAACTCAGCTAAAGAAACCCTAGCAGAACAGTGTTCAAATATTAAAGTAAATATTTTTGAATTATATGAAAAATTTAACCAATCAAGCCCTACATGGCTTGGCTCTAGATATCTAGAAGTTATTTGCTGGGGGAATTTTTCAAATTCAATCAATAACTTACTATATCAACTTGATAATCCTGGGTGGTGGGAGCCAACAGTTATCATAGAGAAAGAATTGCTATCTGTATATCATGCAAGTCGAACATTATTAAATAGAAATCAATCCGGAGCTATAGAATCATTAATTTCACCACGTATTACAAACAAAATAAAAGAAAATAGCTATCAAATATATTTAATTAAAACATGGCTTGAAAAAAACAAAAATCATGAATTAGCTAATGAAGCTGAATTTTTAATCTCTCAAGTGGAAAATTTAGACGCCCCCCCTTTAATTGAAGCTGAAAGTAATAATGCCTCACTTTCAGCTACTATTAATGAGGCGTTATTAAAAAATGAACCGAAAAAAGTTCTTCACTCAATCATAGAAAATGCTTTCAACCTTAGCATCAGTAATCTAACAGCCTGTGAAATTAACATTTTAGAACAATGTAAGGAAAAAGCCTTAGGTCATATTGACTATAAAAATAATACTAAAGCACAACAATTGTTTGATGCTGTTTTATTTTGGCTTACACGATTTGTCGCTAATCGTTTAGAATTAAGCCGTGCACATGACCCTTCAAGCTATTATCTATTTGAACAAAAAGATGGTTCGCTTCCTCACGAAAGTGAATTGCAACTAGATTTCTATAGATGGCTCACAACAAATGCCATTGGAGTAGATCTTGAGCCCCCAAATGTTGGAGGTGGGCGAGCTGACATTCGATTAAACTCGGGGCCAGAAAGCTTAATTATTGAAGTAAAACGTGAGGATAGTAATTGTTCTTTTGATTCTCTTTACCAAAATTACTCTGCTCAAACAACAGATTATCAAAATACTGGCATTAGACTGGGAGTTTTGCTCGTATTAGATTTGACAATTTCAAATCGTGAAGGCACACCTCATATGTCTACTCTATTTGAAATAAGAGAAGTTAATCGTTCAGGAGAGTCAATCCCCCGTTTAATATTAATAGTTAAGGTTCCAGGACGGCGTAAATTACCCAGTGAGTTAACTAAACTAGCAAAAAAAATAAAAAATCATTAGTTCAATATATTCTAAGCTAAATGCAATTACATATATATCCATTTACAATATTATTCACATAAATTAATTTTATGTGAATTTTTAATTTGTATTCAATTATTACTATAAAATCAGAAGTTTTATGTATCTGTGCTTGCAAAGGTAATGCCTATCATAATAACAGGCATTACCTATTCTACTAAAAACTCACACACACCACATTCCCTACACCACACTCCAACTCATCAATATAGTCCGCATACCACTGGATCATCTCTCTTCTGTTTTCAAGGTACTGAGCATGGTTATACGTACCACGGATGGTATTCTTATCAACGTGAGCAAGTTGAAGCTCAATCCATGCCGTATTGAATCCCTTCTCATGCAAGATAGTGCTCATTGTGTGCCTAAAACCATGTCCAGTTGCTTTTCCATGATAACCAATACGTTTAAGGACCTGATTAACACTCGCTTCACTCATTGGCTTGGCAATGTCATTTCTACCGGGGAATACCAACTTATAGCGTCCTGTAATGGCTTGAACTTCACGTAATGCCGTGATGACTTGAGTCGATAATGGAACAAGATGTGGGCGGCGCATTTTCATTCTTTCTTTGGGGATCTCCCAAATACAGCGTTCGAAATCAAACTCACCCCATTCAGCTAAACGTAGCTCAATAGTTCTCACGCCTGTTAACATCAGAATTTTAGTTGCTAGCCGAGTGATTGGGCTACCTGAATAATGATTTAATGCATTAAGAAATTCAGGTAATTCGTTAGCAAGCAAATGTGGATAGTGTTGTGCTTTGGGAGGTGTTAATGCACTAGCGAGTTCAGAGGCGGGGTTGTATTCCGCTTTGCCTGTCACAATAGCGTATCTGAAGACTTGGTTACATGCTTGACGGATCTTACGTAACTTGTCTAACACTCCTCTTTTTTCAAGTTTACGCAGCGTACTGAGTACCTCTAGTGGCTTAATTTCAGCAATTGGCCTTTTACCGAGATCAGGAAAGATATCATTTTCAAATGACTCCATCAGATCTTCAGCATAACCTTTCGACCAGTTTGGCTTTTTATATTCGTGCCATTCAAGGGTTACAGCTTGAAATGTATTATTAACCGCTGATTTACGTTCTATCTTCTCAAGCTTTTTCTGTTCTGAAGGATCAATGTTGTTAGCTATTTGACGTTTTGCTTCATCTCTACGCTGTCTTGCATCCGCTAAAGAAATTTCAGGGTAGACGCCAAGTGCTAATGTTTTTTGTTTTCCGTCGAATCGATATTGTAACCGCCAGTATTTAGAACCATTAAAATGCACGTAAAGGTGCATCCCTTCACCGTCAGTGAGTTTGTATCCTTTATCGGCAGGCTTTGCCGTTCTTACCTTCACATCTGTTAGTGCCATATAGGAACTCCCATGAGTTTGTGTTGGTATAAGAATTCATTGAACCTGTATGTACCAACGCATATACCAACAAATATTACTTGATGTAGGTTGATATAGGTAGACGTCAGTTGAACAAAGAAAGGTTAAAATCAGCTAATTCACTGAATTTTAGGCATAAAAAAAGACATCGGTTGATGTCCATTGACTTCGAAATGGTACGCCCTACAGGATTCGAACCTGTGACCTACGGCTTAGAAGAGCGTAGAATTAATCCTTTATAATCAATTAAATATGGAAGTAACCAGTGTTCACGCACCATTTCCATAATGAAGTCATCCAAAGTTGTACAATGTCATTTCAGGTCATTTTAGTTTATCCGCCCCATTTACGCCCCACCCCACAAATCCCCCTGCTATACTCCCATCATCACCCATCACTCCGAAACCAACATGCACAATCTCGGCAATCTGCCTCAAGACGAAAAAGACAAACTGAACACAGATTTAGCCGCATCCGGTATCGCGTACAAAGAAAGACTCGGACTACCGTATGATCTGTACGAAACAGAAAAGCAGCAGCCCGAGCATTTACGCCCGTACTTCAGAGAGAGACTGGAGTACTACAGGGAGATCGGGAAAAGATTCCCGCGCGGGTTTGAGCATGAGAAGGAGTGATAATCTAGATGTTATCAGTTCCACCAGTAAGCACATTATACAGATTCAAGCCAGTTCCTGACTCCCTTGCCACTTCAAATTTTATTTGGGTATTCCCTGCAATTGACACTGTGTACGACGATGACCTCACCGCCCCGTTGACAGATGAGATGATATGCAATTGAGACTCAGTGATTAGGATGCTAATGTTATGGTAAATATCGCCACCAATACCATCAGTGTTCATTGAAAATGAAGATGCACCGACACTTATCCGCGAAAGATATTTTGCATTACTCATGCGGCTGAAAGACTCAAACCGAAGAAAGTACGGTCTGCGAAATTCTTCAATAAGTATATTTTTTGTTACAATCGGGCTGAGTGCTGCAGTTATATCTCTTGGTGTCTGTGTAACATAAATAACGCCATAGCCTTTAAAATCACCATTTCCGCCGAACTTTATCCCCCGCTCAGCATGCACTATATTTTCACGGCATTCAGGCACTCCGTAAGTATGCCCTGAGTATGAGCAACGCTTTCCGTTAACCTTCACATATTTGCTGTTGATAGCAGGAAGGTTTGGCCCAGTAAGGCTATTATCATCACCGTTGATAACCACTACATCTTCATTAGTGGCAAGCCCTGTATCCCACAAATTGCAATGAAGCCGGTTCATCCTTCCATCAAGACGGATAACTTTATATTCTGTGTTGATAGTTGGCTGGTGTTCAAGATTATAGACATTCCCACCAATTTCTTCATTTGCAGGTTTGGTTCCGTCCCCTGATGAGTATATCTCTGCAAGAATTGTTCTGGTTCCTGATGCGGACATACTTATTGTGTTACTTGTTATGTACGTATTTCCTGACGTTATTTCCCTTCCATCTGTTCTGGCTAAAATACCTACTTTCATTCGGTATAAAATTATATCAGCACGAAGTCCAGAAATAAGTGCTCGTCTTCCATTTTCTGAAATAGCATCAAGAAACAAACACACTCCATCGATGTCATCTGAGCGTACATTTGATTTTATGTACGTATCGTGGTCTGCAACATACCATCGTGGATTGTCAATCTTACCATCTATATGGAACGCAGCCACAGAAAGACTAACCCCTGATGAAATAGAAACATCACAATCAAACCTAACGTTAGGGCGGATTGAGATACAAGAATCACTATTAACCAACCGAAGCAACCCACCGCCATTAATGACGTTGGAATGTGATGGGATAATTGTATATTTATCAATGATAACATCAGAATTAACAATAATCGCACCATGAGCCTCCAGTGCGGCAATTAACTGATCTGATGTAGTGATATCAAACTGACTTGTTGTACGCACTGACCCGTCAATAAAAGACTGCACCGACCTTCCGTTATTGTCTTTAATGAATTCTGCACCCTTGTTACCAGATATTTCCTGCCTAAGCTGATCAGGGTCATACTTCAAAACATTCGGATAATAGAACTGCTGCGCACCATATGAATCATACACAGCCATCGAGTGGCCTTGCACGGTAACGAACTTGGCAATCTGACCGTTATATACAGGATATCCAGCCTGATTGATGATCAACGGCTGTGACACCGGAACATTTGAACCATCCTCATTAGCCAGATACACCTGAATCTGGTTTTCCGGGATAGTCGGATCCATATCAATTTTGCCAATGAAAATTTTTCCGTTACTCACCGCCTGGAATTTTCGTGCAAGTGTGAATAACTGATTTGGCATGCTGACGACAACATTAGGAATAACGTCTGACATTGCTTTCTCCAAGCGTGAGCAATCGCACGATGATATCACCGTGGTCTCATTGTGAATAAATACAGTAAATTATATGATGCCAGTCCACCCAAAAGACCCAAAGGTGAGCACATGGCACGTGACGATACGCAGTTCAATCTCAGGCTTACTGCCGAGACAAAAGAAAAGGTTAAGCAAAGAGCGAAGATGAACGGGTGCTCACTTAATGCTGAGCTGGTTCACATTATTGACAATTATCTTGCTACCCCATCACAAATTATCGGATACCGTAATGAGGCTGAACGGATGGCAGATCACCATGCTGAGATGTTCAAAAAGACAGTGTTCGATGCATTAGTTAAGCTATATAATGATAAAAAATAAACAATTGTGAGGTGGTGGCGTGAAGAAGTTACTATTTGCTGTTCCTTTTCTGCTGGCTGGTTGCGTGGCAAAAGTAAGTGATTATCAGGCTGAATGTGAAAAGCAATACAGTAAGCTTAGCGATATGGCTCAATGCCTTGAAATAAGCCTACAGAATGACGATAGAATGGCTTCCTCTCCAGCGCCAAAAATGTATTCTCTTGCAGCAAAAATGCTCGGACAGGCTGTCGATGATGGTAAAATATCTGATGTTCAGGCCAGATTTGAACTGCAAAAGCTATATGTTGAAATCCAGAATAGAGAAAGCGCAGAGCAATTGGCAAGAAATCAAATATTCCAGCAGTCGCTCCTGAATTATCAAGCAATTCAAACAATGCAGACAATTAATAATAAGGCCGCGCAACAGCCAATTTACACGCCACCAGTTCAGCAGCATGGCAATGTCTCAACAAGTTGCTACTCTCTTGGAAACAGAGTGAATTGCAACAGCTCATATTAAAACAAGGCGGCAATGATGGAGAAAAAAACATCCAAGAAAATTGGAAATACTGATTATGCAGCCGAAGAATTTGCGTCACTAATAATCAAAGTTGCGATTGCTTTTGCAGTAATAACATTTTTAATTAAATATATTTAGCCATCCGTGGCTCATGATCACTTGGATTTTTCTCCCTGCATCACCGCAGTGGTGGACTGTGATATCTGAGAGATAAGGCGATCGTATGCCGTGCTGCCCTTTGGGGTGTTCGCCAATCTAAGCATCATGTTACGTATCGGCTTGCTTTCATATACTCTTGCCAGCCCTCCATAGGTAGCAAATGCAGCAGTTAAAGCGCCACCATTCCCCAGTACGTCAGCTGCAATCCCTGTAGGTATACCAACCTGCAAAAGTTCCTGCCCAGTAGGGGTTACTGCACCGGCTCTGGATGCCCTTTGTGTCTGCTCAAGGTATTTTTTCATCCCGTTCAGGTATTGTTTCTCACTACCTTTAAACAGGATACCTGTCTGAGCTGAAAGCCGGTTTATTTCATTCAGAAACTTCTCTGGGCTACCGCCTGATTTCTCATATGCTTTGCCGATAACAGATGCTCTTGCCGCATTCCTTCCGCGACTATCGAGTGATCTGTATAGCTGCTGAACCTCACTTTTCTTATTACTGAAAAGGAGATTATTTGCAACCTCCGGCGTTAACTCGCCTTTCTGGAGAACTGTTTTCAGTCTGGTGTTATTCACTATCTGCGCTTCGTGAGCGTACGCAGCGTTAGCCTGTCGGTACCTGTCAGCAACTCGCATACCAAGATTATCAGACACCGACTGATTAATATCTTTTGACATAGCATCATACACACGGTTAACAGAACTTTGAGACTGAGACGGCCATACCACGCGGTCTCCTTTCACATCCTGACGGAACTGAGTTCTTAGATCACGGAGTAGGCTAAAATCTGCACCCTTAACCAACTCATCTTTATAGGTCTGTAATTTACTTATTGTCTGTGAGTCAGCGGCAGCACCAAGGCGGGAGAGTCGGTTTACTTCCGCATCAATTGCCGTAACAGCCTGAGTAGGGTTTATAGCTCCTACCGGCTGCATAGCAGAATCGACCTCGGACAATCGTTTTCCTGCCGCCTGTTTAACTTTACTGGTCTGCCGCTGGAGGCTTTGCACTATTTCATCAGGTGAGGGCGCTGCAAAATTCTCAGAGTAGTCTTTTATCAGCGCATTGCGTGCCTCTTGCTGATTTCTACGAACAGAGCCGGTGCCGGTGATTGGTATTTTTTCAGCCAATGCCTGAGCCGAACGCCCCTGAAAAGTACTCGGCTTAACTGCATCCGTAGTCATGAGAGGAACGCTGTTAGAATCAGCAAACTTCACAGCCTCCGCTGCCTCCGGTGACATTTTACCTTTTATGGCTCGTGCAGCAGCACCGACAATATTTTCAACCGCTTTACCACCAGATCCGATAACACCAGATAACCCTACCTGAAACGGATCAATGTCAGTTCCGCCCATGTAGCTGGTTGCACCCTGAAGCAACGCGTCAGTACCTGCCGCCTTAGCGCCAGCCCCCAATATGCTCCCAGCTCGCCCTGCCGGAGTGAACGCAGCGGCAGTTGCGACACCTGACGCCACATCTTCCGGGGATAAGCCTGGTTTATTCAGCGCATATTGCCTGACGGGAAGTCTGATAACTGTATTGCCATTTTCGCCGATCTCAGCAACGCCTCCCCTTTCTGCCGCCATCTTATCGGCGTGATGTTTTGGTAACCAGCCCATGTCGTATGTCTTTTCTGGCATAGTGACAATCGCATTACCCTTTGCATCAGATGATATTTCAGCACCTATATTTCTCAGCATGATTTCCTGATCCTGCTGATTACCCATCATCTGCGCCCACGCCACCTTAGCTGCACCTTTATTAAACTCGCTCAGCTCGGGCGCATCAGATACGGATGGAAGCTTCTCCATTTCTGGCGTCATTTTACTTTCACCGGTAACCATATCTTTTACGTTAGCCCAAAAGCCTTCCGGCTCCTGAGTGGACTGCTGGATTGGTTGCTGCTCCTGTGCAGGCTGAGATACCGGATAAGCGGCATAGAATTGTTGTCTTGCCTCATTTGCGGCATCACCAGCTTGTGGAACAACCACTTCATTAAAATATTGTTCCTGAGCCTGTGCGCGCTGATCTGGTGATAATGATTGGTACTGTTGTGACGCGATAACGTCTTTCCATGCCTTAGCCATTAATCACCCCACAGTGAAGAATATCCTGATTGCGGCTGAGTAGCCTGTTGCTTAGGTTGTCCACCCTGCTTCCCGCCGCCACCAACGTCAACATTGTATTGTTGGTTATAGTTATTGGTGTACTCCTGAATGTCCCGCACTGACTGCTGTGCAGCTTCAGGGCTTGAGTAATCGACTTGAGGCATTCCCTGAAAATACATCTTCGCCTCGGCTACAGTATTGATACCACTTGCCCCCATATCGCGTGCTGCTGCAACACCTTGATTCTGCATGCGGCCTTGGATGCGCTGAGCTGAGTTATATAATTGCCTTTCTTCCTTGCCGCTAAACCGGCTTCCATAGTCAGCACCAAGAGCTGGCGAACCAGACCCTCCGGTAATACCAGTCATGAAGCTAAGCTGATCCGGATTAACATTGATGATGGCGTCGATATCCTTCTTCATTGCGTAATTTGTGGCACTTGCGGATGAACTGGACGGAGCGGCAATTACCCCTGCCGGAACCCGGACAGTGTTACCATTATCATCAATTCCCTCATAGAACGCATTGGAACCAGCTCCGTGTAATTTCCCACTGATACTGACAGTCCGCCCATCGGAGAGCTGAACAGTCCGCTCCCCTTCTCCGCCACCGGAAGCCATTGATCGCTGCATGGTCATATCCTGACCACGTCGGGTAGTTGATGCAGAGATATCCTGACCGCGCCGAGCCGTTGCGGAGCTGATATCCTGACCTCTACGCGCTGTTTCCGCAGAGAGCCGGTTACCATCCGCAGTAATGTCCTGCCCACGCATGGTTACTTTGCGATTCTCTTTATCACCGATAACATCAAAGTATTTTTCAGGAGTGAGCGCACTCATGCCGATAGTGTCAGCCAACTCAACAGCACCTTTCGGGTCAGCTTTAGCCAGGCGCTGCGCTTCTTTAGGGTCAATACCGAGACGCATCAGTTCAGTCGCGTTTTTGGCAACAAACTGATCACCTGTTCCGGCATTAACTGCCATGCGAAAGTTTGCGGCCACATTACCGAGTGATTCGCGGGTGTCGGCTGAGATTCCTTCCATGCCTTTCCCTATCTGCTCATTCATTTCGGGGAATTCTGCGAACAGCTGACGCATGGACGCAGTATCACCGGCAGCGCGTGCTGTTCCATATTTCTGGAAAAACTCCTGCTGTCTCTGTGCCTGCTGGTCCGCCTTATAAAGCTCACTTATCCCCTGCAAACCCTGTAATGCCTGCAACCCCACATTGTTAGCACCGCCCCTATGTCGCTCATTATTCTCACGGATCATGCCAAGAGTTGCGTTAACGTCACCAGCCTGCGGGGCATTAATGTTGGACTGCCCGATACCAGCCAGTAGCCCGCCTGAGTTTACACCTTGATTCCAGGTTGCCATGCACCCTCCAAATTAGAATAATGACCCCAGCGCGCCAATTCCTGCGCCTATTGCGGTACCCCATCCAGGCATGATCGCCGTACCAGCCGCCGCCCCACCCATCGCGCCGGTCATCATTCCACCGAATTTTGACGGTCGGTTAGCACTTGCTGCTTGTACTGCTGCGTTCTGTTGCAGCAGCTGCCCCATATTATTGGCGTAATTCTGCCCAGCGCTTGCCTGCCCCTGTAACGCCCCAAGACCGATGTTTGCCAGATTCTGGTAGTTATTCATCTGGCCGGACAGCCAGCCCTGACCTAGTGTAGGGGCTATTGCAGCAAGCTGGTTTCCGGTTGCGGTTGAACCAAGACCGCCGGTTGCCTCTGCCGCATTAAGAGCCTGATACCGCGCCTGATCAGCCATGTCTTTATATTGCTGTGAACCGTAATAACCCTGTAATGCCTGCCCCTGCCCCTCAAGCGTTGAAAGCCCCTGAAGCTGTTTAATGTACTGCTCTGCCATTGGAGTGAACGGAGCAAGGTTCTGCATGTTCGTCTGCCACATTTCACGCTGTAGCGCAGTAGCTTCGCGGGTAGCATCAGCCTGAGCACCCGCGCCGCCATCACCACCGCCTTTCATGTAACCATGCATTGGTTGCAGTGAGTTTCTGAATTTCTCTGAAATAATCAGCATTTTAATAACTCCTCATATTGAGATCTCTTTAGCTGATACAGCGTGACACCTACAGGCAAACCATTACTGATATAAGCGTCATCAAGGTGTCCTATTCTGGTAGCCCCGAGCATGCGGATAATAACGCGACCGTATTTCGTCGTGTCCGGAACCATTGTTACCGAGTTTGTAAAGGAGCTGTTTTTAAGCAGCCACTCACAGAAAAGCTTGTGCCCCTCAAGGGCGTACTGTCCACGGAACCCGGCATCATAAATAGCGTGACACTCAACAACTGAGTGCCAGAAATTACGCACTTCATGAACGCCAGTGAGAATTAAACCCTCATAGATTCCGAGATAAACAGCATCCGGCTTTATTTGGTAATGATCGCCTTCGTCGACAATGTTCCCGGTATTGGTACGGTCATCAAGGAAAGCGCGTAGGCGATCAATGTTATCGATTAGTTTTATTTTCATCAGTCAATCAGTCCGTGTGAACGCATGGCATCCTCAAGGGCTTTTATGCGCTGTCGTGCAGCAGTAAGGCCGGAAGCCATCGTCTGAACTTCTGATTGCGTGTATGTGGCGCTTACCGTGTATGTCTGGCTGGCATTAAACGCACCTTTCAGCGCTGAACCGGTTGCCGCAGTGAATCCGGTAACACGGCTCCCTACCACCTTAACGCCGTTGACCTTGTACGATGATGAGGCGGTAATATCACCAATAACCTGCAATTTATCCGTGGTTGGGGTTACCGCATTGCCGATAATGAATGACCCGCCTGCAGACTGAATAACCTGGTCAGTGACAGCAGACTTCGACACCATGTCGCCTTCAATTTCGACGACCTTTCCTGTCAGGTAATCAACATCACTACGCAGTGTGACTATCTGGCCTTCTGCGTGGTCAGTCGGACATCAAGCAACTGAATTGCGTTGGTGTTTGCCGTGATGCGAAGCTCATGGTCATCGACCTCGATTCGCAGCTGATGAATGCGGCGTTCATGGTCTGCGAGAACTACATCCTGCTCGTCATTTTTAACCTGTGCATCATATGCCCCCTGACCTGCCTCATTTGCTTTCCCCGTCACTCTGGAGAAGTCAAGAGACTGAGACAACACATACATCTGATAGGCGAGAGAAAACACAGCAGGTAGCGATGAGGCGTTAATTCCGACCGCTGTCACCGTGATTGGGTCTTTTAAACTTTCGTCGGCCATTATTCCGCCCTTACTGTCAGGTCAGATAGTGTTACCGGTGCTTTGGTTATTACCCTGATTTTGAATCCGACATTTTTACGGATGCGCCCGATACGCTTCCAGATAATGCGCTGGTCATAACGGAAGGGTGCATTCTGAGCAATCATCTGCTCGCGGCCGTAATTAATGCCGTCAGTGGTAGCCGACAGGAATAACCGGTCAGCAATCTGAGCAACGCCGGTCGATGCTTCAAGCTCAAGGTCAAACAGTCTGGCGTTATCGGCCTTAATTAGCGGGGTGTACAGCAGGTGCTCTGCCTGCGCGTCATACTGTGATGAGGCATTGAACACCAGGCGACCAACAACCGGCTGTTTTTTGTCACCGACGGTTATCTGATTGCCCTCATACATAAAATCAACTGACCGGTACGGCTCATCAAACAATCCGGTTTTCAGTACGGCCCACTGCTGTCCGTTCTGGCTTGCCGCCGCATCGAACACAAGCACATGCCGTGGCAGGTGTATGACCAACAGTTCATGAGAATCAAACCGCAATGACTCCATAACACCACTTGATAATTCACCAGCAGTGTAGCCACGAAGTATCTTCTCAATAGTTGCCGTGGCAATAGATTGCACCTGACCTGAGCTGACCGTATAAACAGATGGCGCTCCGCTGGCAGGATGGCTGATGATAGCGAACGCATCCATGTAGTTGCATTTACAGAATGTTCCGGCAATACCCTTACTGACCATATATGACGGGTTTGCCATATAGATAGCCGCGCCTGCCGTTGTTGTTCCGGTGAGCGTGAAGTATTCAATCGTGGACGCACCAAAGCAGACAATGAAATCGCGCCACACACCAAGACCGACAATGCCGTCAGGCTGTGACTCTGCACGGTACTGCGCACTCAGGCGATCAGGATGCGACTCATCTTCAAGATCGGAAATGAAAAAGCTGTCAGTGCCTGATTTCGACCAGACATAACGCCCCCTGACACGAACAATATCGCTCGCTTCACCGAGTTCGTACTGAATATAACCGCTGCTGACAGGCCAGTTGGTAATGACTTTTTCGCCGCCATCATAGCGAAACTCGGTTATTTTACCGCCGGACAAGACTGCCTGACTGGTTGCACTGTATGCCATCGATACACGCGATTTGCCTGATACGCTGCCGATAACACTGTCACCGCGATACAGCTTGCCACCCATAACACGATATACGGCATTCTTCGCAGTATTGTACTGGACACCTCGCGATACGCCGTCAGCATCACGAACCTTTTCGATGCCGGGAAATGACCGCATATAACCAGCGGAATTAAGAACCTCTTTCGGCGTTGCCAGCATATTGACCGGCAGTGAGTCGACATAATCAGCAGTCCTGAAATCTTTCGACAGCCCTCTGGATATCGGAACCTGAATCTTTGGCATCACCTTCATCCTCTACGTAATACCTGGCATTCCCCAGCGTGGTGTATTTATTTCCCTGTCCGACCGGCATATCACCCCGTCTGTTAACAGACGGAACGCTAAGAGTATCGAGCAGCAAGGCATCATAAGACGAGGCTGCAATCGACTCCTGCCTTGGTGTCGGCTCCATGCCATAATCAGAGAGAATGCGCAGCAATAATTGATAGCCGATGACATGCTTATATTTGCGCGGCAATCCTGACTCATCATCAGGAGATGGTTGCTCGTCAGCGTCAGAGAAGATATATCCGAGGTCGCCAAATTTAATTTGCATCTCGGACATCATATCTTCCAGATCGCTAATGCCATCACTCACCGATTGCGGCTCAGCATCAGTCAGTGATGCATCTGAAGCAACTCCGGCTTTACGAAGCGCAAACAGGATAATCTCACCCTTAGTCAGTGGTATCGCCATGTTTATCCGCCTTCTTGGTTGGAGGTTTCGGCTTTTTCACCTCATCAACAGAGTCAACAAATCCCATCTTTTTAAAAATAGGGAAGTCGTCTGAAACAATGACAGCCTGAACATAACCGGCATCATTATCAGCCCATAAAAAAACACTTTTACGTTCCATTATTCACCTCAATAAAAAAGGGAGCCGAAGCTCCCCGGATGACAACGATAATGATTAGGCGTTACCGAAGAACTGCCCGCCGAAATGCGGGTTAAAGCATACGTATGCAGGCAGGAGATCAAAACGCATCATCTGCTTGTTGGCATCACCGTCCGCGTATTTATGTACACGGATGGAGAAACCTTCGTACGTAGCGACAGCGGAGTCAATGCTGTGCAGTTTTGGCAACGGAATAGTACCCAGGCCGCAGAACATTTTATTGAAGAACAGATTCGGCTTCATTTGCTGCTTCGCGGTGCCAATAACAACAACCGCGTCACCCGCTGCAACTTTACGGTCAACTGCGTTGTATTGTGGGTTGATTGCGTCATAAACAGGAACACCAGAGAGCTTAACGGTAACATCACCACTTGCATCAGAGTTCGCATCTTCCAGAACAGTGGCGGTGAAGCTGATCGCCGCAGACCCATTATATAGAGTTTGCTTGCTCTGCTGGTTCAGCCAGTGAGTTGCGGTAAACTTAATCTGGTCACCGGCTTTCAGGAACCCGGTTTTACTCGCCGTCGCACCGGTCAGGGTAACACTGAACTGATAGGTATCTTTGATTGCGGTGTAGTCCACAACCGGAGCTGCCTTAACTGTCAGTGTTCCGCCGAAATCACCTTGCGCTCTGGATGCCAGACCATTTGACATGAGCGCTTTAATACCACCAAAGTTCCCCGGAATCTGAGCATTTTCCCACGCAGTCCGGACAAGCTGGTCTGATGCGTGCAGCCCCGTTTGAGCATCTGCCAGACGCTGTGCAGACCACGGATCCATAACTGCATAGTTATCACCAGCCTTAATGCCGATATCTTTCAGAAATGTTGCTGTCTGCGCCACATCCGACCATTTGGCAATTGGTGAATTTGGTGCACCAAGAGACAGTGCGCCGTTGTTCATCATAAAGTGAGCCAACTCAGTTTCCAGATCGGTAACCATACGGGCATGAATTGGTGCCAGAATCTGGTCTAACTGGTTCAACTCAAGGGCTTCTTCAATCTGCTTCCACTCAACACCGACGGTGATATAATCGCCGACGCGACCTGTTGCCTTGCCTGAGATCAGGCCGTTTTTTGTCTTACCGGTAATATCCCCGTCAGAAGTTCGCTCAGAGCGGAACTGATGAGGACGCTTGAAACTAACACTGTCGCCAGTGCCGGAATTAATCTCACCGGACAGCAACTGACGGTCAATGGTTTTACACAGAACCAGGTCTGACATAAAGCCGGACAGGAATTTTTTCAGGACTACCTGACTTACGTTTGAATTTAAGTTATTCGCCATCTATTACACCTTGTTTATTCGATAATTGCGCCTGGGCACAGTTTGTTAAATTCATCTGAGGCAGCATTGCCCGCACCACCTTTAACCTCTGGCTCTGGTTTAGGTGATTTCCTGGGCTTAGGTGCCAGTTTCACTTTCTGGCTGATTTGTCCCAGCAGGAATGCCGCACGGATAGGGTCTTTCTCAGCTGTAAGCCGCTGGCGCAATTCTTTATTTTTACCAAGAGCGTAAGCAATCAATTCAGTGCCTTCATCTGCTGAATGGATAAGTATCTCCTGCTGCAATTGTGGCACTTCAACGCGCACAACTTCTTCCATCTCTGCATAATCTTTCACAGGTAATTTTTTGGCGCGTTCATTATGCTTTTGCAGGCGCTCAGTGAATCTCGACTGAATTTCCTGTTGCGCCCGTACTCGCTCCTGTTGCTGACGTTCGGCACGGACTTTTTTCTCATGCCACTCTGTCAGGGCTGTTTCAAAAACCTCATCGTTCCAGTCGCACGACTCAAGCGTCGGCTTTTGCGGAACAACCTCATCGGTTACTGCGGGTTGCTGCGTCTGCCTGGCTGCGACTTCCTCAAGCTGACGCTTCAGTTCCCGGTTTTCTTTCTGCGTGTCTTTGAATCCCTTGCGAAGATCCTTAATCCACTGTGCTGCAGGTTCACCATTAACGGTGTCATCATCATCGTTTAATGGGATTTCTTCGTCGCCAATCTGCAAGGAGTAATCCTGCTCCTGCCCTGGCTCCTGAACCTGAGTTACTTCCGCGTTATCAGCTGCGGAAGCGGATGTACCAGCCTCACTCTCGTTATCCGGCTGCTCAGTTTCATTCTGCGGCTGCGAGTCGTGATTTTCAGACATAGGCACAGCCTGACCATCAATGATCAGTTCATTTTCCATTTCTTACCCCTTAACTCTGCGGGAAGTCCGCAGGAGACTGTTGATTGCTTTGTGACTGAATTGTTTTTGCAACGTCCAGGCTTTGCTTATGCTGCGTATCAGTTGCTTTTAGAATTAACTCGGCGTCTGCCCGGGATGAGTCGCCTTGTTCTTTCTGGAAGGTATGTAACATGTTAAGCGCCTCTCTGATTTCAGAGCGCTTTGTGCTGTCGGCCGATGCGAGAAGCTGAACAACTCTAGCCTCTGCCACTCTGGCCTCGGTTTGTGCCTGGAACGCTTTAACCTGAATGGATAACTCTTCGTTCTTCGCTTTTTGCATGTCTGCCTGCCCCTGAAGAAACACGCCCTGAGCCGCTACTAACTCAGCATTAGGCTGCTGTGCCTGCTGCATTGCCTGAGCTACAACCTGCTCCTCTTCGGCATTACGTGGCTTAACAACCCCCTGGGTAAGCAGTTGCTTACGGTTGTACTCTTTGAACTCATCCAGACCCTCGCCATCCATGTTGTCGAGAATAATCCCCTGAACAACACCCCGCATGGGGTCTTGCGGAAGCATCCCCGAAAGCAGACCGGTGAGTACCGAAACAGTAGCATCACGCCTTGCTGTGTATGATGGCCCTACATCAACGGTGACGTCATAACGTCCTGCTGACAGGTCATTCATAGCTACCACGCTGCCAGTATCTCTGTCTTTTACTGATACCGACATCAGTGCAATATCATCAGTACCATCCTCATTGACAATGCGAACCTGCCGATCAGACCCATACACTTCCCGAGCAACAGACAGCCATACCTCGCCTGCCCGTTTCAGGCTTTTCGCCATGTTATCGAGATAGATAAACGAGGCCATATCAGACCGGTGCATGAGGCTGTTTACTGTTTCTTTGGCTATGTTGCTTGGCATCTGCTGCATGGCCTGGCTTGAACCGGTAACCTCCTGAATATCAAGTCCTGTCTGCTGCAAAAGTGCGGCCATTGCCTGATTAAGTGGCTGAGGCTGCGTATAGCCAATGGCCGACGCCGGAGCTATCACATTACCTTGCTTATCGACAGTCTCATTGAGCGGAAGGAATGCAGGTCTTTTTGTATTCCTGTCTTCCCAATGCTTTTCAAGCCCCTTAATCTGCGACTTGCCAACAATAGGCACAGACCCGGGGTCTTGTGTGGCAGAATCTGCCAGCATAGAAACCTGCAGGTTATACAGGCGCTGAGGATCCATTGCTTTGGCAATATGCCCCTCAACCCGCTCAACATCATCAATAAACCACCGCTTGCCGTATACCGGTATTAACGGGATGTGCTCGCCTGGTATACGCTGTGCTTTCTCAAGGAACCCGTCACCATCTATAACAGAGACATAAACGCGACGGCGCTTGATTGTTCTGCGGGCTTCCTCAATGAACCCGATTTCCTCAAGCTCATCCTGCACCAGTTCCAGTTGCTCACTGTCGTAGGTCACTGACTCACCGGTAAATGGATTTCTGAATGCGACAACATCAACAGACTCTTTGCGCACTTCGTAATACTTGGCGATGTAAACAACATCATTGTCGTACCAGTCATAATCCCATGACCTGCCGGTGCCAATATCTAACGTTGCAGGGTCTTTGTTGTATTCCGCCTTGTATTTGTCTGCAGACAGCGAATACATACAAAAAGCCCACGCGGCATCTGACTTATCATATTTCTTTGCATCAGGGTCAAACCAGACTGAGCGAGACGGATCATATATTGGTTCGATAAAGATACGCTGACGGTCATCAGTGGGGTCAAGCTCATTGACAAGGTTCGTCGTCAGTCTGAAACAACCGAAGCCACCGGTGGCAGCATCGTCAAACGCATTATCACATGCCTCTCCGCCGTCGGTTTCTTCATAGTCTGCACGGAACAGTCCATTAAGCTTATTCGCCAAATCTTCGCTGGCTTCTTTGTCACCAGGACGGAACTTTACTGTGATCCGGTTGTTGCGGTACTCGCTGATGATCCGGTTAAGTTCGTTGGATATTTTGTTTATTTCAAACTTAGGATATTTTTTGAAATGATCATTAAGTTTTGTACCGGCAGCAGTTGCCCCCTCCCACTGGCCACCAGGGACGCGAGCGAAGCGCGTTGCCTCAATACACTTCGCCCTCACATCCTCTTGCGGTGAGTGCGCACGGTCAAACCTGAGCATTATGCGCTCATGCTTCTGTTGTAATGTTTCAGCCATAGTCACCAACTGGAAGATGAAGGGACGTAGATATCTTCGTCCTCTGGAGGATTGCGTATATCTGCGTATCTGGTTGCGTAACGGCGCATCATGTAGGCATAGCGGACGGCATCAAGAATGTCATCACGAACCTTCACGATCTTGCCTTTCTCGTCACGGTGATAAAAGTTGTATTCTTCGAAGAAGTCACGCAGTCCCGAGAAAACCTTAAATTTTCCGCGCCGCATAAGGTCGTATATTTCGAACAGACCAGGCTCAACAGCCCTGCTGCCGTCTTCCCACTGTGCAGGGTCGAGCAGCATGTTAAATCCGGCCTCCTCATAATATGATTTCTGCTGTAGCCCCGAGCCTTTTTCTGTCTGCAGGCCATCGTTAGGCCATGCCGTTGGAACGTTGTCAGCCCACTGCTTAACTGCGCTGTATGCCTCTGCCGGAGAAACCTGTCTGGCTTTGTATGCTCTGGTTAAATAGAATGTTTCGTTCTCCGTGTCCCAGGCCAACTGAACATGTGCCTGCGGGTGATCCCAGCCGAAATCCATACCATCTATAACAAACCAATGATCAGGTATCGGGAACGGGTCACACTTAATGTAATCCTCCCCCAAGTCATAGATGCGCCCATGACCAAGCATCGGAATACCTTTCGTTCGCATATCACGCTGATGAGGTGGAAATGATGCAAGTAAGTCCTCTTTGACTTTTTCGTTCAGGTGCGGAGCATCATCCCAACCGACATTCATGCAAGCCTGAGCCGGTGACGGGTTATCCATGAATCCGATAACCAGGTCAGTTCGTCCGTTCTCTGGCGTAAATGTCAGGATGCCGCGCCCACCTTGCCCCCTGTCACCGGTAGCAGTACGGGTAAGCACCTGCGGGTAAATTGTCGGGTCTTTCGGCTCTTCGTCGATGTGGAACCAATCGACGCTGTCACCCATAAGAGCATGCTGCCCTTGCGAGTATGACCAGAACTGTATTTTTGCTATATCCCCGCTTTTGTGCCGGATGTATGCAGAGCGGACAGCATTTGCAGCACCCTGAGCAGCTTCAGTGCTGATTATTCTGTCTCCGGGTATTAATCCACCTTCCCAGCCGTTATCTGTCTTACGGCCAAGGATTGGAGCCTGTAGCAGGTCGCGGCACTTTTCACCGGAGTAGCCAAGGCACCAGATAAGCGGAGCGTGGTCAAACTTGTAGCCGTCCCAATTTTCAGGGTAATCACCCATAGCATGAATGGCATCGATGTATGTCGCTGTGTCTGTTTTACCGACACGGTTTGCTGCAATAAGCGCTATCTGTGAATATTCGTTACTGAGCGCAATAAATTTTTTCTGCCACGGATAACGGGTGTCGTAATACGTTTTGTAGCGGTAGACTGTGGTGCGACGGGCTTTTTCTTCAAGGAGCCGGAGAAGCTCAATTTTCTGGTCACGATTTAACTGTTCCATCTATTAGCCTCACCAACTTTGCCAACCTTGCATTTATCTCTTCGTCTGACATGGTCTCAATTGACCCGGAGTGCTCAACCTTGTCAGTAAATAATTTAAGGTGCTTACCAAGTAGCTCATATCCTTTCAGAACCGCCGATGAGTCGTAGCGGAAAACGGCGTTTAACTCCCCGTCGTCAGTTTCATGCAGCACTGGTTCCCCGTTTGGATATGTAACCTTCTCACCCTGTTCGCACCGACGGATATTTTTAATTATCCCCTCTATGACAAACTGCGAACTTAGGCCAACAGCCTCATTGCGTTCCGCTGCTAATCTCTTTATGTGTGCTCTAATATGAGGTTTTCTAAGGTTTTCACTTGCTATCTGTGCGGCTGATTTTTCACTATACCCAGCCCTGATTGCTGCCTGAGTACCGTTTAAATCGACAATGTACTCATGGCAGAATCTCGTTTGTTGCTCATTCAATTCATCTGCCATATATCCCCCTTAATCAATTATCCAGCCCACTCGGAAATGAGCTGTGTAATTGGCTATGCGAACAGGTCTAATGCTTCCTGAGCTTCCCTTGCTGCTTTCTGTGCTCGAGAAACAAACTCACTTTCAGTCTGACACTGTTTATATGCGTCTTTGAACAGTTCGAACTTGAGCGCGTCGTCTTTAACGAATTCGATAGCGGCCTGAGCTGCGGCAGTGTCGTTACCAACCAGTCGCAGTAAGTCCAGACGCATCTGATGCTGTGCTGTGATTTCTGTCATTTTTGCACCTGTAGTTTTTGAGATAAGTTTTGCCGTCTCTCCGGCTGTCACGCCTAACTCTCCGACAGTTGACGTTCCTGTCTACGCACATGATAAATGCTGGATTCGTTGTTTTCGACTCTCCCTGTGCGCTCGCCGCATGAGATAAACGGGTCATGGTTAACGCAGAGAAACAGCGACAACGCGGCGCAAAGTGCTGATTATTTCTGAGGAACGTTTTTCAAAACGTCATCGTAAAACTTACTCGGGTTATCGAAACCTTGAGAACCTTGAGCCGCCATAGTATTTCTCCATTAAAAAAGCCCCGCTATTTAGCGAGGCGTTGTTGTTCAATCTCCCGCATTGCCCGCTTATCGTGGTTGCAGACTTTATGCTACCGGCTCAGCCAGCCAGTCATCGGATAAAATGTCCGTTTGAGACGCAAGCCACGGCACCAACTTGTTGTCCGCAGTCTTCATGCAAATGAACCCGACCGTCTCATACCCATCTACGCCATCAATGTCTGTTTCAAAACCCCAATGACCTTCCTGAATGGCGAACAAAAACATACCTTTACCGTTCCAGCCTTCACGATAAATCTTTGCACCAGCCTTGGCTGCTTCTAACGCTTTGCCAAAATTCATATCAACCTCTCTGTTTGGATAGTAAAATACCCGCTTATCGCAGACACTGAGTTTTTATGTAGTCATGGAGTCCACGGATTTGGGTGTCCATTGTTTCAAGCTGCTTGCGGAGATGAAAATAATCTTGTTCAGCGTCTCTCGCCAAGGTGGCGGGTCTGCCATCATCCATGCCGGTGGTGGTATCGGCTCCGGTCTTTGGAC